ATTTATTGCATCGCATGCGAATCGAATTCGGTAGTCGGTGGGCTGTCCGTTGGTCTGATAAGGTAAACGAAACTTTTTCCGCAAATAGTGAAGCGATACAAAAACCTGTAAAGGGTAAAGCGATAGTTTGCCCCGAGCAGGAAGGTAGAACGCTAGCCTGTACAACGTGCGCTTTATGTTGGGATAAAGATGACGTGCAAATAATTTTTAAGACTCACTAAACCCCTTTCCCTCTTGGCCCGGGCTTGAGCTACCCGGGCTTTTTTTATTTGGTTAGATAGTTTTAATTTATCGATAACATAATTTTAATAAATAAATAAAATCAAAAAACCCTAAACACTGTATAAATATACATTGAAATAGAAAATTCCCTTTGGTATCATATACTTAGTGAGTGGAAGCACCATTCACTGGTTCTTTTAACAATTTAAACGGGAGGTATTTACCGTGGGTAAATCTAAGCATCGTGCTTGCGTTCTAGAAGCGTTGAAATGCGAGAGGCTAAAAGACCAATTGCTAAACGTGATTTGTGTTGATGATAAGTGCGAGCCTGACGACTATTCGGATCGGGACCTAGTTAGCGAAGCTATGTATTTGCATAGTCTTTACTTTCTCTTCGGCACTGTTTCACGCCAAGAATATTTGGGAGATGACGGTCCGGAAATGAAAAAGCAAGCCCGGCGGGAAGTGCGGCAATTAAAAAACTTCATTGATAAATGGAAGCCGACTCTAGATAGCCCGCCGTCTGAACTAGGATGCGGCAAACCTGAACTGAAACAAGCCTAAAATTAAGGCCCCTTCCGAGGGGCTTTTTTTTATCCAAATAATTTTATATACTGTTGTTTCGTTAATTGATTAAAGGAACTTCAATATGGAATACGAAATCAAGCCCCTAGCAGTAGGCCCCAAAATTTATTACGTAATCTTTGATAACGTGAACGAAACTTCTTCCCATTTATTCGCAACTAAAGAAGACGCGGAAAAAGCCTTAGCGGCTAACCATGGCGAACCTGCTTACAAGCTTTAATTTTTAGTTTGTTCTGTTAGCCCCTTTCGAGGGGCTTTTTTTTGTTTGCATTATCTATTTATTTTTGATCTAATCGCGTTAGGCAATTTTGCCTGTTCATTTATTTGGGAGAATACCTATGAACGCTTTTACTGACTTTGGTTCTGTTATCACTAACTCGGACGGCACTGTAACTGTCACCCATGACGATATCCGGGACGTATCCCTGTTCGCTGATCGTGGGTCTGTTATTAAGGCCCCTTTGTTCGATGCTCATGGGAGAGAGCTATCTAACTATTTCGGTCTGGCGAATACTGTTACCGGAGAGTTACTGGATAGCCCGCCAGTTTCTAAGGGTTATAAAATTGTGGACCATGCGAAGGCCTTTGAAGCCCAAGCCGCCGCGATTCTTGGCAACCCTGAATTACCGCATGGCAATTTTACTGTCGTAGATAAAATCATACGGGGCGGACGTAAGGCTACTCGGGCTATCTATTTCAACGATCTGACTTGGGATATTGATGGACGCGGCCAAGGGGTAACCGCTCGGGCTGATCTGATCAATTCAATAGATATGTCGTCAGCCTTTCAGATATTCGCAGGGGCTTATCGGGAATATTGTGAAAACACATGCGTTTTTGGCGGGGCTAAAACTTATCACCAGAAACAAAAACATACCCGCAACCTAAGCCCTGAAGCCCTGATCGCTAAGGCTACTCTTTCGATGTCCCTGTTCGATCAGCACCGGGAACAGATGGAAGCTTGGAAGGTTATCGATCTAGATCGTAGTCAGTGGGTTGAAATCATGGAACAGACTCTGTGCGCTACTACCGGGAAAGCCCGTGCGCTGACTTCGGATAAAGCCGCCAAGGTTAACGGGAAGTTGTTGGACTACATGCTTCACCGATTCGATCAGGAAGCTAAGAGTCTCGGCAATACTGCGTGGGCAGGATATAACGCGCTGACTCACTGGGCCACGCATACGGACGAAAGTTTCGAGCGGGTCAACCCTAACACTGGGAAGGTTGTAGAACTGCAAACGGGCCGCAAGGGAGCGAACCGGGATCTAGTCCAACTTCAGCGTAATGACTCTGTCCGGAAGGTTCTAGATTCTGAAGCTTGGTTAGCGTTGGAAGGGGTTGCGGCATGACTGCGAACATAATTGATGTAACTCCATCTTGGGCCGTGGCTATGGATCTTTTAATTCTTGCTCTGGAGTCTGGGGATTCTGACGGGCGGGAACTGGCCAAGCAGGAACTGCGGAACCTAGCCCGCCAATTGGATTCGATGCAGGTAGGTTCCTGTTTGATCCTGAGCGATTCTAAGAGCATTAAAGAAATCAGGGAGGGTAACTAATGGAATTCGCATTCTTAGCCATTGCAGGCTTTTCTTTGGTGCTAGGCTTGGGCGGTTTCATCGCTTGGTGCTTGGGCTTAGATTAAAGCCTTAATGATTCCCTCATTTAGCCCCTTCCTTTAGGGGCTTTTTTTTATCTAGATATTTTGATATCTTCGGGCTTCATTCATTTAATAAAGGTAATTAATTATGAACATAAATCAGATCAACACTATTTCGGCTCTCGAAACTTGGGCAGGCTATCGCTCGGGTGTTCTAGAAGTGAAGCAAACCAACACGTTAGGCAATGGGCGGCCAATCATTAAACTCCGCTACAAGGGGCGGAGCGGAAGCCGCTACGAAGTTTTCTTTGAATTGAACGAAAAAGGGAAGCCAGTAAAGGCTAATGGTTATGAGTATATCGGTTGCGTCCTAGATATGCCGTTCAAAGAAGCAACAGAACATGCGCGGGCCATGTGCTATATGGCGCACTTGGTTGTTGATGCACTAAAGGCCCAAGCCGCGTAACCCTCTCGGGATTCCCTCTCGGCCCTGCTTCGTGCGGGGCTTTTTTTTGTCTTAAAAAAACCTGGGGTAGTCACCGGGACCTGAATCGCTTTACTGGCGTGGCTTACAAGTCGAAATCGGAGATTGTCTGCCCGGAATACCATAGCAAAGGTAAGAAAAGATCTTGGCATGACGGGCTTCTGTGTGGCTCTGAGGGGTATTCATGCTCACGGGTGCGGCAACACGCGCTGACCGGATACGACACAGAGAAAAAACACGCTGAGAAACTTTCCCGGGAGTGTCTGGGCGGAGAGAGCGCGAAAGAAACCTTCCCATACATGCTCGAAAGTAATTACGCAGGTTAAATGAGCAGAAATCCTTTAAATTCAACCGCTTAGGCTCCCCGGGTATGGGCCACCCCCCCACCTGTACGTTTACGTATACAGCTATTACAACGGATAGGGTTTTTGGCGTGTCAAGATAAGACGAAAAGGGGACCTGTATAGATATACAGCTAGCGTATAAAATTTATACAACACGAAATAGTCAAGAAAAGAGGATTGCGGGGAGGGAAACCTATTGCACTTTGATAAAATTTGTGCTACTAATAAGTATATCTTTTTATATATACCTTTAAATATAAAAAACCTTTTAAGTACTTACTTTAAAGTACGGTATATTTTTATATTTGCGTATGTAAAGAGGGTTTGTGTAAAAAATCACGTATTTGCTGTAATTTGTACAAAAATTATACCGTATATGTGGTAACGAACGGGAGGGATACTATAAACAATAGGACTATCGTGATTATAAAAGATTCGTACACTCAAAAAGTGTTACGTGAACTATCAACTATTAATGACTTTCACAGACCGGCTTCAGAACGGTTCTTAAACGCATTCTACGGCTCTCTAAGCGATTTTAGGAGTGACCTTAGTACCTACCTACCTCACAGTGATCTTTTCTACTGTAGAGCGGCTCTAGAAGCTAAATTTCCAGATCGTACATTTACTATTTCTGAAGTTGAGGAATTAATTTTAGAAATTTATGGCGTAAAGTATTGACTTTTTTTAATACAAGAGCATAACGGCAAATTGCGGCGCGTAATTCTACTATGGGGAGTGGTCCTTTCTTTACGAGAGTTGTATGTCTACATAGTTGGTGCAATGCCAACCGCCGTCCCTAATTCACAATGTACAGGAAATAGATAATGGCTCAGAAGAACGCCCGGGCACCAATGGAAATACCAAGTATGCCCGCTAAGTTTGAAAAAGATTATATGGAGGCAACTTCGGAGTCAGGTCCGACTGGGGCTTTGTTAGACAAGTACGATGCGGCAGGTCCTAGTGACTTACCCGCAAAGATCATCAAGGCGGCAGAGAAGGCAATGAAGAAAGAGACGACAACAAAGAAGTCGTATGGCGGTATGCCTGCCAAGCGTAAAGTATTGATGAAGAGTAATGGCGGCATGGTCAAAGCAAACTGTGGTGCGTCAATGAAAGCTACCCAAAAAGGTACACCAAAAGGAAATTAAGGATGGCATTCTGAATGACCATTGCAAGAGATAGTCGTACAAAAAGCTACATTGATGATGCAACCGTAGACGGTACTGCAGTTACTTTGTACACCTGTCCTTCAAACTGTAAGACGCACATGTCTTTATTGTACATAGGCAATAGTGGGACAGCCGCTTCAGATATCCAAATAAGTTGGTATCGTGCAGAAGATGCAGAGACTCACCAGATCATCGCAGGTAAGAATTTAGTGGTAGGTGATTATGTACAGTGGTCTGGTGCATTTATTGTATTAGAGCCGGGCGACAACATTACCTTTACTCCCAGTGCAACGGGTGGCGGGGCATCTCCTCACATTGATTGTTTTTGTACGGTCGAAGAATTCTTCCTACCACAGCAAGCAGGACGAGTGTAATGAAAAAGAAACACCCGATGAATGCTGTACCGATGGCTAAAGGTGGGACAAGCAGAGTCAATGAATCTGGGAACTACACTGAACCGGGAATGCGCAAAAGCTTATTCAACTCCATCAAAGCAGGTGGTAAGGGCGGTAAGCCCGGTCAGTGGTCTGCTCGTAAAGCCCAGATGCTTGCCAAGAAATACAAAGCCAAAGGTGGCGGCTACAAGTCATGAAGAAGCCCCAACAAAGTTTAAAGAACTGGACCAATCAGAAATGGCGTACCAAGAGTGGAAAACCTTCAACGCAGGGTCCAAAGGCAACCGGCGAGCGGTACTTGCCAGAGAAGGCTATCAAGGCACTTTCTCCGAGCGAGTATGCCGCTACTACGAAAGCCAAGCGGAAAGCTACCAAGGCGGGCAAGCAAGTCGCCAAACAACCCAAGAAGATTGCAAAGAAAACTGCGAGATATAGATAATGGCAACTACTAAAGATGTTGAACGCTTACCTTCTGGCCGTATCAAATACCGTGGGGAAACATTTGCCGGTTACAACAAACCAAAGAGAACATCTGGAGGGTCTAAGAAATTTGCTGTTCTTGCAAAGAAAGGAGACCAGATAAAGCTTGTACGTTTTGGTGACCCAGATATGGAAATTAAGAAAGATAACCCAGAGCGTCGTAAGAGCTTTCGTGCAAGGCACAATTGCGATACGGCAAAAGATAAATTCAGTGCCCGCTATTGGAGTTGCCGCAAATGGTAATGAGCTACCTAAAAAAAGACAAAGAATACACAGAGAAGCAACTTGCATTCTTGGAGGCTCTAGGCACGACTGCTCAGGGCAATATCCGCCATGCAATGCGGGAAGCAGGCTATGCTGAGACGACTCATCAAAAAGAGTTAGTAGGCCCTTTACAAGATGAAATGGTCGAGCTAGCCAATATGATTTTAGCAACCCACTCAGCCCAAGCGGCGTTTGGTTTGGTAGGCGTGTTGGATGAGCCTACTGCAATGGGAGCTAGAAACGCGATTGCGGCGGCTACCCAAGTACTTGACCGTGTAGGCGTAGTCAAGAAAGAAAAAGTTGAGGTAACAACAGACACTGGTGGTTTGTTCATTTTACCTCCTAAGAAGAACGATGAGTCATCTGACTGACGAAGAACAGCTACGGATTACCGAAGCGTTATTCCCCGATACATATGAAGCTAAAGGATCTGGTAGACCGCCCTTCAAGGTAATCTACGATAAAGATCCTTCTTCTGTTAAAGGGAGTACGGTCTACCGCCTAAATAAAGAATTACTTCCACATATTTTGGTTGGGATTGGTGCGATGAAAGAAGGCGCATCGTTCAGGCAAGTCGGAGAATACGTAACAGAGAAATGTGGATTTACATTTTCGTATGAGTCGTGTCGTCGGCTTTTTAATCTGGTATGTGACATGTACCCAGATTGGAAAACTTATAGAGCGCAAGCTCACGGTGCTAGCAGAAACAACATTCAGAGTAAAGATTACAAAGATAAAAAGAAGCGCGAAGAGGCTCAAAAAAGGTCTCAACTAAAGCGACAAATGACTAACCTCAAAAAAGAATACGATCAGTTAGTCGAACAGAAAGAAGAAAAAGAAAAGTTAGCGGATCTAAAAGACCAAGAAGTTGAGGTTATTGGAGGGGCTGTACATCGAGGTAAGAAAGATGAAGCCCCTGTTATTTTTAAACCTAATCCGGGTCCGCAAACTGAATTTCTTTCTTCAACGGAAAGAGAGGTTTTATACGGCGGTGCCGCAGGTGGTGGGAAATCATATGCATTGATTGCTGACCCTGTTCGGTATTTCGGTAACAAGAATTTTAATGGGATTCTTTTACGTAGGACAAATGACGAACTACGTGAATTAATCTGGAAGACACAAGAGTTATATCCTCAAGTCTATAAAGGGGCCAAGTGGTCTGAGCGGAAGTCGCAATGGAACTTCCCATCAGGTGCAAGGCTCTGGCTAACATACCTAGATAGGGATGAGGATGTACTTCGCTACCAAGGACAAGCGTTTAACTGGATTGGCTTTGACGAGCTTACGCAAAACCCCACGCCGTATGCTTGGGATTATATGCGTTCTCGTCTGCGTACTACAGACCCAAGTCTTCCCCTCTGTATGCGAGCTACCACTAACCCGGGAGGCCCGGGGCATGGATGGGTCAAGAAGATGTTTATCGACCCTTCTCCTGCAAATAAAAAGTTTTGCGCCACTGACCTTGAAACTGGAGAACCTTTAGTTTACCCAGAAAGTCATGCTAAAGCAGGTGAGGCGTTATTCTTTAGGCGATTTATACCTGCGACACTAAAAGACAATCCTTATCTTTACGATGAGGGTGCTTATGAAGCAAACCTTCTATCTCTGCCCGAGCAACAACGTAGGCAGTTATTGGAAGGCGACTGGATGATTGCTGATGGAGCGGCATTCCCAGAGTTTACTCTCAATACTCATGTTGTCGAGCCATTTGATATTCCAAATACTTGGCGCAAATTTAGAAGTTGCGACTTTGGTTACTCTACATATTCAGCGGTTTTATGGTTTGCCATTGATCCTGCTTATGAAACATTGATTGTTTACAGAGAGCTTTACGTCAGTAAGAAAACCGCTCGTGAATTAGCTCGATTGGTTTTAGAAGCCGAAGCAGGCGATAAAATCAGCTATGGAGTACTGGACAGTTCGACATGGCACAAGCGGGGCCATACAGGTCCTTCGATTGCAGAAGAGATGATAGCTGAAGGCTGTCGATGGAGGCCATCTGACAGGACATCAGGTTCTCGTGTCGCAGGTAAGAACAGACTGCATGAACTGTTGAAGTTTGATGAAGAGATTGATCAAGCAGGAATTGTCTTCTTTGATACGTGTAGACAGACCATCTCTGACTTACAAGTTATTCCGTCTGATAAAAAAGGTACAGATGATATTGACCCTCGTTTTGCGAGTGACCACACATACGACGCATTGCGTTACGGGATAATGTCCCGACCAAGATCTAAAAGTTTATTTGATTTTGGAGAGGATCTGAGTAAAACAGAGTGGCAACCATTTGATAAAGTATTTGGATACTGATAGGTGTATAAATGGCAATTGTAGATAAACCAGAATTTGATAACGACGAGTCCGTTGTTCTTGAAGATGCAAAAGACGTACAGGATGATTATGAGTATTCTGGTTTTGTAGGAATTATTCGAGACAAATTTACTCGCTCTAAAGATAAAAGACTGACTGACGAAGAACGTTGGTTAAGGGCATATAAAAACTATAGGGGCGTTTACGATGACACGACACAGTTTACCGAAACTGAGCGTTCTCAAATCTTCATTAAAATTACAAAAACAAAAGTCCTTGCCGCTTACAGCCAAATTACCGATGTTTTGTTTGCCGGTAATAAATTTCCAGTTGGAGTTGAGCCAACCAAGATTCCTGAAGGTATTCAAGAAACTGTCCACGTTGACGCGGCAATCCCTGATCCACTAAAAGAAATCTACGAAGAATTTAATGTAGGTTACTCTGGTGATGGCAGAGAAGTCCCAGAGGGGGCGACTACTGCGTCTCAGTTAGGACCCATCAAGGAATTAGAATTAGTTGAAGAAGAAGTTAAAGACGGCCCGGGCCATACTCCTACGGCGGCGGTATATGAACCTGCTAAAGAAGCGGCTCGATTCATGGAAAAGAAAATCCATGATCAACTAGAAGAATCTGATGCTAGTAAGCATCTTCGTTTTGCGGCGTTTGAAATGGCACTGTTTGGTACAGGTATTATCAAAGGACCATTTGCGCACGATGTTGAGTATCCAAATTGGGACGACGAAGGGAACTACGAACCAATCATGAGAACTATGCCTCGTATGGAAGCCGTCTCAATTTGGAACTTTTATCCAGACTCAGATGCTCATAATATGGCTGACTCTGAGTACGTTATCTATCGCCATAGAATGTCCAAGTCTGATCTTAGAGAATTGAAAAATCGTCCGTTCTTCCGAGACTCCGCAATTGAACGTGCGGCTGAACAAGGTCCTAACTATCGCAACGAGTATTGGGAAGACATCATTGATGACACGGACTATCGTAGCAACATTAACCGTTGGGAAGTTCTAGAGTACTGGGGCGTTGTCGATAGAGAGCTTGCAGAAGACGCAGGCGTTAAACTGACTAAAGAACTAAAGAAGTTTGATCAAATTCAAATCAACGCTTGGATCTGCGGAGACAATATTCTTCGTTTAGTACTTAACCCATTTAAACCTACACGCATTCCATTCCATGCAGTGCCGTATGAATTAAACCCTTACTCTTTCTTTGGGGTAGGCGTTGGCGAGAACATGGAAGATACTCAAATGTTAATGAATGGTTTCATGCGGATGGCAGTGGACAACGCCATGCTATCTGGAAACCTTATCTTTGAAGTAGATGAAACTCAATTAGTACCGGGGCAGGATCTATCTGTCTATCCGGGCAAAGTGTTTCGTCGGCAAGGGGGTGCGCCCGGTCAAGCATTATTCTCTACAAAATACCAGAATGTTTCTAGTGAGAATATGATGTTATTCGACAAAGCTCGCCAACTTGCTGACGAATCTACTGGCATTCCGTCTTTCTCTCACGGACAGACGGGAGTAACCGGAGTTGGCCGTACAGCATCAGGTATTTCTATGTTGATGGGCGCGGCGGCTCAAAATATTAAAACAGTTGTAAAGAACATTGACGATTACCTGTTATCTCCACTAGGTAAAGCTATGTTCGCGTTTAATATGCAGTTTGATTACGACAAGAGAGCTAAAGGTGACCTAGCAGTTATTGCAAGAGGAACAGAGTCT